AGGAAAAGAAAAAGAACAGAGAAAGAGATTCGGGATACGCAACTTAAAATAGACAGCATCCCAAAGGAAATTATTGATATTGGCAATTTGATGTCACTGATCGAGAAGAAAGAAGCATCTATCGAGGAGATTCGCGCAAACAACAAAGAAGAGGCTCTTATCATTAACGACAAGAGAGAGAAACTCAACTCTATCATACAGTTCTCCGCCTCCTTCGGAGTGGAAGAGAAAAAAGAGCAAAAGAAAAAACTTGACGAACTCAATGATGAAATATCTGTATTGTCTCTGACGATGGAGAGGCTGTCAAGGAACATTGATTCTGCAAAGCAGAAATCAGCAAGACTAGAGGAAGTTCCTTGCGGAGATGAATATAGTCATTGTAGATTTATCAAAGATGCTCACAACTCTAAATCCCAATTACAAGATTTACAATCTCAGTTTGTTAGTTTTGACTCACTTGTGAATAAAAAGAGAGATCAATTTGAGAAAGGCGATTCTGGTAAATTGCAAGAACACATTGATAGATACAATCAGCTTATGCTTGTGAAGGGCGGTGTCGAAACAGACATCTCCAAGTTACAACTTAGTATGGAGAAGAACAGCCATTCTATCAAGAACTACACCAACACGATTGAAGATCTCAAGAATAAACTTGAACTCTATAATGCAAATAAAGAAACAATAGAGAACTTAAACAATCTTGAAAGTATGGTAAAACATAAGACAGAGATGCTTTCCTCTACTACTGAAGAGATTGATTGTTGCGAACTGCAACTTATCTCCCTTCACAAGCAAGAGGGAACTTTTGAAGAGAAGGTTAAAAACTTGACTGAGCAGAAAGAACAACTTGAGGAATACCAAAAGAAATATGCTGCTTATGATCTTTTCATGAGATGTATGCATCCAAACGGAATTTCCTATAAAATAATCAAAAATAAATTACCGATTATTAACGAGGAGATATCGAAGATTTTGTCTAACATTGTAGAATTTGAAGTTTTCTTTGAGAACTCAGAGGAAAAGCTTGATATTTATATTAAGCATCCAAAGTATGATGCTAGACCTATTGAGTTGGGTTCAGGTGCCGAGAAGACTCTTGCTGCAATGGCAATCCGTCTTGCGTTATTGAACGTGTCATCCTTACCAAAGGGAGACATTTTCATTCTCGATGAACCGGGAACGGCACTTGATGAGGAAAACATGGAAGGGTTTATCAGGATTATCGACTTGGTAAAATCGCAATTTAAAAATGTTATCCTCATTTCCCACCTCGACAGTTTAAAAGACTGCGTGGACATGACCATTGACATCGATAAAGTTGATGGTTATGCTTGCGTGAATAGTTAGGAGAAACAAACTATGGCTACAAGAAAAAAAACAAGTGCAACAATGTCTGCACTAACAAAGGCAGTGCCCGAAGGTGGGTTACTTGACCAAGCAGTGAGCAAGATAACATCGAGAAAACTTCTCGTATGGTTGACAGGTTCAGCATTATTGCTCACAGGTGGATTAGCATCCGGAGATTGGGTTGCTATTTCCTTAGTATATATCGGCAGTCAGGCAGCAGTAGACTTGGCCGTTGCTTGGAAGAAAGCATAAGTGATGACATTGAGAAGAGTATGGTTATTCCTAAAGCACTATTGGTACATTCCACTTGTGCTGCTATCTTTGCTCGTTGCCTTTGTGGTATACAGGTCTAAGATAGCAACTCTTCTCGGTTTAATCACCTCCGCACAAAAGGATCATCAAGAGTCCTTAGATAAACTCACGAAGGTGTACGACGAAAGAGATGCTGCCAAAACCAAAGCAGCAGACAAGCACATCACCGACATGAACAATATCGAAAAGAAGAAAAAGCAAGATGAAACGAAGGTCGATAACAAAATCGAAGCACGAGAGAAGGAGTTGACCGATGACATCGACAAAATTGCGGAGGAATTAATGAAGGAATTTGGTAACTAATGAAGAGAATTTTAGCACTCATTGCGATATTTACATTTACAACAGCATCCTTTGCTGACGAGTCACAGATTGTGGTTATAAAAAAGGACACAAAAGCACCCTTCACTGGGATTTTAATTGATTCTAAAACAGGTGCAAAGATTCTTGCCGAGAGGGAATTTGAAATTGAGAAGTGTCAGGTCAAAGTTGATTATGAAAAGGACAAAACAAAATCAAAATGTGAACTTGAAGCTTCAAGAGAGAAAGCGGAACTATCTGCACAAGGCAGCAAGAAAGACCTTATTATCGAGACGCAGAAAAAGGAGAATGACAGACTCCTCAAGATTGTCGAAGAAGAAAGTAAAGACTACTCTTCTTTTTGGTTTGCTGGTGGTGCCCTTTCCGGGATTCTCCTTTCTGTGGGCATTTTTTATGCTTCTGTCCAAATTACGAGGTAAGAATGAGAAAAGATGAAGGCATAGACATCGGTCACTATGAAAAAGCTATAGCAGAGAAGTATGGTGACGAAGCAGTTCAAAACCCCAGGGGGGGTTGGGACGAAAAAAAAGAAAAAGACTACATCGAACAGCTTAAAAAAATTGCTAAGTTAGAGAGAGAAAACCGGTCTAAGGGGGACTTGGTGAAACATAACGGTGTTTTAATCTCCAAAAAACTACTTACTAGAAGGGAGCAGAGGACTTGTCCTGTGTGTGAGGTTTATTCTTTCTCTGTGAGAGATGACCTTTACATGAATAAATTCAAGTGCTGCTTCAACTGCTATGTTCAACATGTTGAAGGTAGAGAAGAAAAGTGGATTGAAAAGATGGAGAATGAATAGAGATGATGACAGAAAAGTTGAGAGAGATTTTAGATTTACTAACACAGGCCGTCGCAGACAGTGAAAAGTTTGATAGAGGCATGGATGCCCCCGGAACTCGCTTGAGAAAAAAAGCCATGGAAGCATCTAAACTTCTCAAAGAACTTCGTCAAGCCGTTCTTGATGAGAGAAACAGGAGAAAGGACAAGTAATCACCTATGGGTTATCAGCTAACAAAGAAAGAGATTGTTAGCGAGATTCTCAAATCTGGCAAAGATCCAGTCTATTTTACAAACACCTATGCCCGTATCACTCATCCAATGCGCGGGCAAATACCATTCAAGACATACGATTTTCAGACTCAGTTGTTAAAAGATTTTAACGATTATCGATTCAATGTTATTTTAAAGGCAAGGCAGTTGGGTATCTCAACAGTCACGGCTGCATATGTTGCATGGCTGATGATGTTTCACAAAGACAAGAACGTGCTGGTTATTGCAACTAAACTTGGCACTGCCACGAATCTCGTTAAAAAAGTAAAACAGATTATCAAGAATCTTCCCAAGTGGTTATTGACTTCGACCATCTCTGTTGATAACAGAACTTCTTTTGAACTTTCGAACGGTTCTCAAATAAAGGCAACATCAACATCTGGTGATGCAGGCCGTTCCGAGGCATTATCTCTCCTTGTCGTAGACGAAGCCGCATTTGTAGAGGGACTTGATGATCTGTGGACAGGTCTGTATCCCACTCTCTCTACGGGTGGTCGATGTATTGCTTTATCCACACCAAATGGTGTGGGAAACTGGTTCCATAAAACATTTGTAGATTCAGAAAATCAAGTCAACGATTTTTATCACACAACTCTGAACTGGGATGTCCATCCGGACAGAGATCAGGCATGGTTTGAAAAAGAGACAAGAAACATGTCTCGTCGAGACATCGCACAAGAACTTGAATGTTCTTTTCTTGCTTCTGGGGAAACAGTTATTCACCCTGATGACATCGAGAGAATAATGGGGGCTGTAGTTGATCCGAAACACAGGACAGCATTTGATCGCAACTTATGGATTTGGGAAGAGTATAGGCAAGAGAACAAATATCTTCTCGTTGCCGACGTTGCAAGAGGAGACGGAAAAGACTACTCAGTGTTCCACATCATAAAGTTGGAAACGATGGAAGTTGTTGCGGAGTACAAAGGGAAACCAAATTTAGAGATGTTTGCATCCCTTCTTGCAACCACGGCAAGTGAATACGGGCAATGTCTGCTGGTTGTCGAGAATAACAATATTGGATTCAACATTTTGGAAAAATTAATAGAAAAGAATTATCCAAATTTATATTATTCTCACAAAACCACACACGAATCTGTGGACCCCGTAGGGGCAGAGAATAGAACAAATGTTGTCCCCGGCTTCACTACGTCCATGAAAACTAGACCTCTGATTATTGCAAAATTGGAAGAATTCATCAGAAACAAACTACTTATCCTATATTCCAATCGGGTGTTGGATGAAATCCGAACTTTCGTTTGGGTTCACGGCAAACCCCAAGCAATGAGGGGATACAACGATGACCTCGTTATGTCTCTTGCAATTGCCTGTTGGGTTCGAGATACTGCCCTGATTGCGAACAAACGTGCGGAGGAATATAACAAAGCTTGTCTCGATGCGATGGTCGTAACGAATACTAAAATAAGTACTAAAATTCCCGGACAAACAGGGTATAATAGAAACTTAGATCACGACCGAGGTACAGAGAGGGAAAGAGCAATACGAGAGCAGATGGAATACTCGTGGTTATATAAAGGATAATAAATGGCAGATCAAACCAAAAACCCAAGAAATAATCAATCTCAACTTTTCAAGAGTCTTACGAGATTACTTTCCGGACCACTGACAAACAGAAGAGTTCAGATGTACCGTCGTCAGCGACGAAGAGATTTGGATAAATACAAATTTAAATCCGCACAAGGGTTGAATTTCCAGAAGACAACTTACAATCCTATGGACAGGTTCTATTCGGAAAACATGATGAACCGTAACCGTTCGGAGAGATATACGGATTTCGATCAAATGGAATACGTTCCAGAGATTGCTTCCGCTATGGACATTTATGCAGACGAGATGACTACCTCGACAGTCCTACAGGAAATGCTGCGGATTAATTGCAAGAATGAAGAAATAAGAACAATTCTCCACAATCTTTATCATAATGTTTTGAATATAGAGTTTAACCTATATGGGTGGTGTCGTTCGATGTGCAAGTATGGAGACTACTTTCTCTATATGGATATTGATGAGACGTTGGGAGTGACCAACGTGGTGGGACTCCCTCCACAAGAAGTGGAGAGACTAGAGGGAGAAGACCCCACAAACCCGAATTATATACAATTCCAGTGGAACTCAGGTGGTATCACCTTTGAGAACTGGCAAGTTGCTCACTTCCGTATTCTCGGAAATGATAAGTATGTTCCTTATGGTTCTTCTATTTTAGAACCAGCAAGAAGGATCTGGAGACAACTAACACTCTTGGAAGACGCCATGATGGCTTACCGAATCGTTCGTTCCCCGGAACGACGAGTGTTTTACATCGATGTTGGAAACATATCACCCCAAGATGTTGAGCAGTATATGCAAAAAGTGATGACTTCGATGAAGAGAAATCAAGTCGTTGATACGAATACAGGACGAGTTGATTTGAGATATAATCCCCTATCCGTAGAAGAAGATTATTTTTTGCCCGTCCGAGGTGATGCCTCCTCCAAGATAGAAAACCTTCCTGGAGGAACATTTACCGGAGACATTGATGATGTAAAATACCTGAGAGACAAACTGTTTTCTGCACTCAAGGTTCCTCAGTCTTACCTATCTCGTGGAGAAGGTGCTGACGAAGAGAAGACAACCCTCGCACAAAAAGATGTCCGTTTCGCGAGAACCATTCAAAGATTGCAGAGAAGTGTTTTATCTGAGATAGAGAAGATTGGAATTGTCCATCTCTATACTCTCGGTTTCAGGGGCGACGATTTGGTTTCTTTTTCCCTTGTTCTCAACAATCCCTCAAAGATTGCTGAGTTGCAAGAGCTTGAACACTGGAGAACAAAGTTCGAAGTGGCAGGAGCCGCAACCGAAGGTTTCTTTAGTCACCGATGGATTGCCAACAAACTCTTTGGACTTACAGACGAAGAAGTCGTTCGTATGCAGAGAGAGATGTTCCACGATAGGAAACTTACTGCCGCCCTCGCAGCAGCAGAAGAACCACCAGAAGAAGGTGGAGGAGAAGGTGGTGACTTGGGTGGTGACTTAGGCGGTGACTTGGGTGGTGACTTAGGTGGTGACGAACTCGGAGGAGAAGAAGGTGGAGAAGAAGGTGGAGAAGAGTCAGAAGAAGATGAAACTTTATTAGCA